TTTAGAAAACCATTTTCAAAGCGTATTAGATCCCCGTCAACCCAACGGCCTTTGTTAGCATAATCAGTACCATTTTTGACTATGCCAGCTGGAGGGGTTACAGGCAAAAGGGCCATTTTAGCTATTGTCAGTTATATATGTCTTACCAGTAGCAATAGCAGCAACATGAGTAGTCTTTTTACTATCTGCTGCACCTTTTACATTTGGAGTGTCATCATCACTATCAACAGGTGCATATTCTAAAATAATTTCTAAATGGTCTACATTTCTCTGGACCATTTCATTTATTTCAGTTTGTGTCATGCCCTCAACATCCCAACTTCCAGCCTTTACCCCATCAATAAGGTTTACGCTATCTGTTCCTGATGCTAAACATTCTGTTACTGTTTGTGCCATATTATTCTCCTTTTAAATTAGCTTTCTAGTGCTTCTATTCTAGTAGTCAAAGCATCTATTTTATCATCAGCTTCTTGCAAAGCCTTAACTAGAATTGGTATAAGTGCTGCTTCAGCAAGTTCTTGTTGACCTGATTCTCTTACAGACCACATTTTAAAACCATCTTTTATTTCAGAATGATTATCTATAGCTGTTTTAACTTCTTGTGCTATAAAACCATGTTCTGTTGTAGAAAATTTAAAGACTTCTGTTGAATCTTTTTCATAACCTTTAAATGTTTCAGGTAAATCACCTTTATTTTTATATTTAAAAGTTCTTGGTTTCAAGTCATTAATAAAAGATAAACCTGCTGTAGAGTCTGTAATATCTTTTTTGACTCTTTCATCAGAAACTGTTGCCCATGCTGTACTACCATGATTTGTTCTAATATCGCTACTACCACTACCGAGAGTTGTTGTACTAGCAGTACCAGTAACATCATAGCCAATAACAATAGCATGAGAAGTATCTGAAGCATCTGTATCAGTTTGATTTCCTAACAATACATTTCCAACACCTGTTTGAAGTGAAGTAGCATGAGTGCCAGCTTGAAAACCAACAAAAACATTTTCATTACCTGTAGTCAAAGCACCACCAGCTTGTGTACCAACAGATACATTTGAATGACCTGTAGTATTTGCGGATAAAGAATTTTTACCAACTGCGGTATTGTTATCTGCTGTAGTGTTTACTATCAGAGCTTGATGTCCTATAGCAGTATTACTAGCACCAGTTGTGTTGTCTCTCAATGCCATACGACCAACTGCAACATTGTTTGATGCTGTGGTATTTGCACCTAAAGAACTTGTACCGATGGCTACATTTTCAGTTCCTGTCGTATTAGCATCTAAAGCAGAAGCTCCTACTGCTGTATTTTCAGTTCCTGTTGTGTTTTTATCTAATGCAGTATGACCAACAGCTACGCAACTATGACCTGTTGTATTATCTGACATAGCTTTTCTACCAACAGCTGTGTTGTTACTACCTGATGTGTTAGCATCTAACGCATTACCACCCACAGCTACATTTTCGTCGCCAGTTGTATTAACACCCATAGCAAAAATACCAATTGCCGTATTGTTTCCAGCAGTGGTATTAGCTTCTAATGCTCTCATTCCTACTGCTGTGTTTGAAGAACCAGTCGTATTAAGTTGTAATGCTTCCACACCAATAGCTACATTTTCAATTCCTGTTGTAGTTGAACCAAGAGATAAATAACCCATAGCTACATTATCATCACCTGTTGTTATTTCTTGTGAAGATAACGCACCTACTGCTGTGTTTCTTTGACCTGTGGTATTAGATGTAAGCGCTGCATAACCTACAGCTACATGATTACTAGCAGTTGTATTTGCATCTAAGGCAGCAAAACCAACTGCTGTGTTTTGCGAACCTGTAGTGTTTGCTTCTAATACAGCAAAGCCTACGCCTGTATTAAAATCACCTGTAGTATTTGCTTTTAATGCCTCCGCACCTACAGCTACTCCGTTAGTT